AGTGTTTCGAGCCGAAAAGAAGCATAATAGGCATTATTGCTCCGAAGAATGCCGCCGGCCTCCAGTCTTAATTAATTGCGAAATATGCGGCAAGGAATTCAGGATTCAACCATATCAGGCTGCTACTCGACGTTTTTGTTCTTTCCGTTGCTATCGAATTGCTATGGGTGAAACTAGCATCGAAGCCAAAACCAAAGAAATCCTGACAAGATTAAACATTGCTTTTGAGTGGGAAAAACCAGTCGGAAGATACCTTATTGATTTTGCGTTGACCGATCTCCGGATAGCGCTCGAAGTTGACGGACACTATTGGCACAGAGGTCTTCGAGATGAAGCAAAAAGAGATTCGTTTCTTGCTAAATATGGTTGGCGGGTCATCAGAATAACAGAAGATGAAATTAACAGCAGTGATTTTGATAAGCTCATCTCAGCCCGCCTGAAGGACATTTCCAGGCATTAAACCAATAGACGCCATTGTCAACCTAGGACCTTTTCTTTCTCTTTCCACCACTTTAGGTTTTCTTTAGCTTCAGTGTCCTTCGCCTGCCCCTCCTCTTCGGTAGTGGCAACATCTGGTACTTGATAACACCGACAACGCGGATGAAAGGGAGGCCCGCCTCTAGGGATTTTATCTATGGGGAATATTTTGTTTGTCAATGGTCCGCAAAAAGAGCAGGTCCTTTCATCGGCAGCCACAAGAATACTCATCCTTTTAACGCCGTAATTCCTTGCCACCTCTCTTGATCCCATATTCGATGCCCTGATGATTTCAGTCCGTGCAACTACAACCGCCCGCTTCTCAGCGCTCGGCCATACTCCCTTGCCCAGCTTGGTGTTTCTCAGCCGCTTCGCTATATTTGGTATGCTCTCGCCCATGATGTAGCCGCGCTTCAGCTCTTCTTTGACCTGGTCCCGGATCTCCTGGGTAACTCGTTTTATTAACCCCAGCTGGTAATCCTGCAGGTAGCTCATCACCGGCAGGTGGATCGCGGTAAACGTTCCGGATGCACCAACAGCGGCCAGGGCTGTGCTGCCCCCGGACATTATGGGGTACTGCGCCAGGCTTGCCAGTGGGCTTTCGGGAGAGACGTCACTGCGCCCTTTTACCCACAGCTCGGCGTCATGGGCCATTTTGTCCATGATCCGGTCAACTTCAGTTAGCAGGGATTCCAGGCGGGTTTTCTCCCAGCCTTCAGCTGTTACCAAAAGAGCCTTGATTTCAGTTTCGGCCTCGTGGAAGCTTTTCAGCAGCGCGGCCAGTTTCCTCTTCTCCCAGGCGGCCAGCTTGCGGTTCAGCTTAGAGTGGAGCTTCTCCAGCGCGTCCAGGTCGGGTGGTGTCATTGTTTATCGCCGCCTTTATTTCAAAGATTGGCAGGCAAGACGTTTCACGCACACCGTCAGGGTACTCGACCACAATTCCGGCTGCGGGATCAAAGTACAGGCCGTTATTATAAACGACCCAGTGGGTTGATTTGCAGTCCCTGTAGTGGCATATCACCATGCAGACAGAAGACTTAGGGTGTTTTTTAAGGCTCAACCTTTTATCACCGCAGGAAATGCCGAACTCGCGGAGCGCTTTGACAACCTGCTTTGTCGTTGTGCGCCCCCTGGTCTTGAAAACAGCAACGGATTCTTCAAGAGTTATACTGGCAATCATTGCAACGCAGGCCTGCCCGCACAGATTAGAGTCCTTTGGCTGCAATATCAGTTTTATTTCCCATCATCTCCCTCGTCGCCTTCATCGCCTTCGTCGTCCTTCGGCGTCTTAAACGGCGGGAACATGTTCGTATCGTCTTCGCGCCTCTTTGCCGCCCGCTCTTCTTCCTCGGCAGCCATTAAGACCTTCTCCTGCTCCCAGTCCTCAACACCGAGCTCCATGCCCGCTGTCTGCCTTGACTTGAGTTTTTCCTGGACCTGCTTGGTAAGGGAGTCGGTTAAGTCTTTTATCTCCCTCAGAACCAGCGGCGGGAAGTCAATATCAATGCTTACCTGGTCGGTTGGAATCTCGAGCTCGTAGGACTTGCCGCCCTCTTGGCGGGTGACTTTAATATTTTCGGCCAGCACTCCGGCGTTAACGGCCGACCGGATAACCCTGCGGAAGATTGACAGGAATACTTCTTCAAAAAGCCTCTGGCGCCACTCGAACATTTTCAGCATGGGCAGCTCCATGGCCTTCGCGCTGGCAAGGTTCGCCACCTTCGCGTCACCGAAATAGTGCTCAAAAATACCGGAACCGGCGCAAATCATCAGCTTGATCGCGCGCCCGTCTTCACTGGCGTCGTCTGCTCCGATTTTGGCGTTGATGATGCTCCACTCCACGCTATCGTTCTCAACTATTACCCCGCCTGTCTTTGGAGGAACCGGTTTTTCCATTCCGGTGACCACTTTGTTCAGGGTGTTTAAAACGCCTTTTACGGCGTCAGTTACCTTCTTGGCAGTTCCCGTGATTTTTTTCTTCCAGGCAAAAGCGGCCCGGGCCTTGTTGAGCTTAACCCTGTCCTCCAGCCATTCCTTGTAGGAGTTCAGGTACCCTAAAACCCGGTAGAGCGGCGAACTGCCGAACTTGGCATAGAGCGGTGCGCCCACCTTGATATGCAGCATTTCCTCTGCCGGGATGTAGTCGGCCTCAACGCCGGTATGATATTTGACGATAGCGTATAGCTTGGCCTGGGGGTCCCACTTCTGCTCTACCCATTCGCGGCGGTACCAGAGTGGCGTCTCCGCGTCCTCCTGGTCGGTGACAATATCGGTTATCTGCCAGGCTGGTATGCAGCGGACCTGGACCCGGCCTTTAAACTCATCGGTGAAAAAGCGAATGTAAAACTCCCCATCGATCTCGAGATCGTCGGAGAGCTGGGATTGACGCTGGAACCACTTGTTTGATTCGTCCCGCCAAAACTGATTCAGTATCTCGTTTACTTCCGGATCCTCGGCCTTAAAACTGATTCCCTGCCCCATTGTGAAATAGCGCTTCAGGTCTACTATCTGGCCTGCCAGGGGGTTCTTTTTGTAGGCGTCCCTGACTTTCTCAATGACCTTTTGCCGCTGTTCGCCGGTCAGCTCCCATGGAACATACCCCTGGCTGACGTTGATCCAGCCGGCCTCGTTGCTGTTTACGGCCTCAGTCAGCTTGCCGATTGACTCCTGGATCTCCTGGAGGTCGTCTCTTAGGACGCGCTGGGCAAGGTTTTTCAAGAATGACATCTTCTCACCTCTACTCTTCTATCTCGTCCATATTGACATCGTATTCGGGGTCATCGTAGATTTCCGATTGCGGCACGGCAGTCACGGGCGCGAAGGCCAGTATAACAGCGTCTGCCCGGTCGGGGCTCCTGCCTATACGCTTTTTCATCTCGTCCTTCGCCTCAACCCTGATCTGCCCCTTGCTTGTAATTTTATATTTCACGCCGCACAGGTCGGCTAAAAGCTCATCGTCATCGGGAAGCGATATGGGATAGGGATTTATCCTCGGGTCAGGGTTTAAAAGCTCGCGCATGAGCCACCACAACTCACTGCGCAGGTTGAAAAACTTCTCAGGGTCACTGGCCCTCATGCTGGTATTGATGCCGTAAGCAGGATACCCTTGCTCTTGGAGCGGGTCCGTCACGCCTCCGCCTACTCCGATATCGTCAACCTTGATCGCACTCGCCTGCTGCTCCCTGAACTCAACAATCGCATGTCCTGTGGTTTCCGTGGTCCCCAGTTTGGCAAACGATTTCAGCGGCAGGATTTTAAGGCCGTGCCTTGTCGCAAGGACCGTCTTGTCTGAGCCAAAGCGGGCCACGTCAACGCCTATCTCCCTTGGTACCATCCCGTCAGGTACCTCGCGCGCCATGGCCGCCTCAATCCAGGAGAGCGGGATAAGCGTATCATCCGCCTCGGTCGGAAACTGCCCTTTTACACGTGCCTGGTATGCTGGTGACTCTGGCCCCCAGCGGATGTACTTGTCCGCCACCCAGGCCGGTGTGATCAGCTTCGGGTTAGGCAGCGGCCCGGTTATCTTGGATTCCCATGTGTCGTTTTCAATATCCTTTTCGGTGATGCCAAAAGCTGTGAAGTTCGGGCTGTCAAAGGCTGATATCGAAATAGTGTACCAGCCCGGGCCCCTAAAAGCGTTATAAAATGTTCCGGACAGCGATGTTGGGTTGCCTAAAAGAAGCTGACGCGCATGTTCTGAGGTAAGTACACCCTCAATGGCCTCGAATATATCCTCCGGCACGCCGGCCGCTTCATCAGCGACGACCAGTATGTATTCTTCGTGGAACCCCTGGAACCGGTCCGGGTCATTGGTAGACAGCCCGATAGCGTACCACTCATCCTGTATAAGCTGTATCTCCGGGCTCTTCGGCAGAATGTGGCCCCCCAGGGGAACCTTGGCCCGCTTGTAACTGGCCCGCACCTCTTTCCAGACCAGCTTCTCCACCTGCCGCCAGGTTGGAGCGGTGGACAGTACGATAGCGTTTGGGAAGTTATAAAGAAACCACAGGATGACTTGACCTGCGGTGAAGCTTTTGCCTATGCCGTGGCAGCTGCGCACTGCCGTCCTCGGGTTGTCGCGGACGCTATTTAAGATCTCCCGCTGCTTTGACCAGGGGATAGCACCCAGGATGTTTTCAATCCACCAAACAGGGCGGGTTCTGCCTTTGCGCTTGAGCCGCTTTTTCTTTTTGCGGCTAATACTCTTCAGTGTCGTCGTCATCGTCATCGTCCTCGGCTACCAGGTCGGCCCATGTGTCACCCTGTCCCGGCCCACTGCCTTGTTCGACTTTCTTTTTCTCTAGCTCCAGGCGCTCACGGTCTATCTTGAGCTTTTCCTCCTCGATCCTGCGCCTGTGGTGGTCAGGTAGCAGGTCCAGGTATTTATCCAGCTTCCCTAAGGCCTTCATTTTATCGTGGAGCTTGATACTGACTCCCTCTTTGCCCTGCTTAACCTCACCGATAAGTGTACTATCCACCTCATCGCTCGATTTGAAATCAACATAGTTGACAACTTTCATCAAAGGCTTTCTGTTTTTGCCTTTGCCCTCATATATCGGCCCAAAGGGACCCATAACAGGTACTTCCCGCTGTCCAAACTCCACATATTCGCCCACGTTGGCGTAGGCAATCCGCATGTACTCCAGCAATTGACGCTCACGGGTA